GTGGCGGTTGATGCCCTTCAGGACGACCTTGACGTCATTGACGTACAGGCCGTCCCGGGGCCGGAGCTCCACGGTGCGGAAGCCCACGCGGGTGTCGACCTCGTGCAGGACCTTGCCGGCCGGGGAGAGCAGCTCGGCCTTCAGGACGTAGAGGTTGGGGTGCTCGCACTCCCAGGGGCTGACGCCTGCCCATTGCATCTCGTGGCGGACCTTGCCGTCATTCGCCGGCACCGGCCGGCTGATCTCCTGCCGGGCCATCGCCGGGGCGGTCAGGGACGTCAGCGAATAGCGCACGGAAGCGCCTGCAGGCGCGTTCTCAAGCTCCAGGTCGACGGCCATCGAACCGTCCGCGCGGGCGTCGATGGCGTGGTGCGCGATGTGCTCGGGCGCCGTGGCGGTGAGGTAGACCGGGCGGAAGATGCCGCCGAAGTTCCACCAGTCGGCGCGGCGCTCGGCGCTGTTGACCGAAGCGTTGGCCGACTCCTTGTGGACGGTCACCTCGAGCTTGTTGGCGGCGCCGTACTTCAGGAGCCGTGTGATATCATACGTAAGGGGATAAAAACGAAATGTATATTCTGTTAGCTGGTGGTAGGTTAGTGTAATTCTCTTTCATAGAGGTAGTTAAATAAATTCGGGCGGTCTTGTGTCATCAAAACGAAATGTGACGCGAGGCCCTCTTTCATTTTACATTTGGCCCGCTGTAAAACGGACCGTTTAAGCGGTGTTTTAACACTGGGCCTGTCATCTGGGCGGATCCGGGCTATAATAGGCCCTAGAATGCCCTGTATTTGCGAAATCCGGCTTCTTATAGGTGTTCCGTCCCGGTGTTTTACGGTGCCAGCTTCAGACGGATCCAGAGCTCCCTACAGCGTATTCCTGGGCGAAGCTGTAAAACGCTTGTTTTTCGACTTAGGGGGACACTTAGGGGGACACTTAGGGGGACACTTTCGGAATAATACAAAACGAAATGCGCGCGTTAGGGGGACATTTAGGGGGACATTTTCGTGTAAAAAAAAAAGACTTCGCGGGGGTTTACGTGTAAAATATGCTGGCTTTTTGCGCAAAAAATGGCACTTCGGGACCCTTTACTGCACAAAAAAAACGCCTAAAATGACGGTTAATAGGTGGATTAATAGTGTTTTAGATAAAAACGGCCTGTAAAAAAGTGTGTGTGGCGGAAAAAATGCGATATATTTGTGTATAGCAGAAGCGGGAGGCAAGCTCTCACCCTCGCCTCCCGCCGGAACTAGCGCGGTTAATCCGCGACCCAGAAGCGGAAGAATCTAGCCCTTGTCGGGTAGACCTTCACTCCGTTGCGGATGACATAGGGAGTAAATACCCAGTGCCCCGCGCTTTTGTTAGAAGAACTTTTACACATAAGACAATTACGGTCCATTTGAGAACCGTCTGGGATGAAAAAAGTCCCGTATGATGTGAGAGTACGGGACTTTTCCTCGGAGGAGGAGGCGGAGTTGTTTGTCTTATGTGTAAAAGCAATTCCGATGCAAAGTTAATACTTATAACCGAATAAGCAATACTTCCAGCTTTTTCTATTCCATCGTGTAAAAGGTGATGCTCGCCTTCACCAGGGCGAGTGCTGTGACGGATGAGGCTGGTATGTCCATCGGATCGTAGAATGTATTCGCGCTGACAAGCTGGATGAAGTCTTCCCTGGATGAACGCTTGACATACTTGACGACTGTGAAGGTGTCGCCTCCGGTGGAATACGACAGGAGGTAGATCTGCCCCCAGAGGATCAGACCCGGATCCATCTCGACCTTTTTGAAGATAATGATGTCTCCGCTCTTGAGCAGTGGAGACATCGAGTCTCCTCTGACATAGACGGCGCCGTCCACCGGCGGGAGGTTTGGAACTCGTAGATGGTCTACCGGCTCCTGTCGGAGATCATTGAAGATTGAGACCAAGCCGGCCGTTGCTGCGAGCTCATACAGCGGGATGTCCTGCTCGCTCATGAGCTTATCTGTCCGCAGTTGGAATGTGTGATCCGGGCTGACATCGTGGGCCTTCTTCAGCATTTCCCCTTCGCCATATAAGAGCCAGTCTCTGTTTAGATCCGGGAATGCCTTTAGAACATTCTCTAATTTTTCGGAGCCAAACCCTTTTCTCATGGATGAGATGTAGCCATTAGACATTTTGCATTGAATTTCAAACTGTCTAATGGATATGCCTTTTGCTTGGCAGAAGTCTATCACCCGCTGTTTTGTTGACATACGTTCTAAACTATTTAGAAAATTTTCCCGAAAAAATCTTGTTAATTCGGAACAATGTTCTATATTTGCAGTTGTATTTATCAACCGCAAAGTAAGGGAAAACACACAAGAAAAGCAAATGAAGAAGTCAATCAAGATCAAGAGGGGCCTCACGGACCGCATCAGCGAAGCCTACGACGTCAGCCATCAGATGGTCTGGTACGCGCTGAACTTCGTGAAGAACGGCCCGAAGGCCGAGGCGATCCGCCGGGCAGCCCTGGAGCTGGGCGGCGTGTACGTCGAGTCCGGCTTCGTGCCGACGTGCCGGATCGAGGAGACGAAGGACGGCTTCCGGCAGATCTTCGCTGATGAGGTCGTCCTGACGATCAACGTGAAGTCCAGCACTGCCCAGATCTCCCACCGGGGAGAGGAAGTGCTCAATGTCAACAATGTCACCCTCGACGGCTGGGGCGCCCTGGCAATCCAGGCGCAGCAGCTGGGCAGCGAGGGGAGGCTCGAAATACCTGTATAGCTATGGCAAGATTGACCAAATACGAGATCGCCGCAAAGATCGAGAAGCTCCCGGGGAATGTCCCGGGGTCCTGGCCCAGCCTCGCCACGCTCTACTACGAGGATATGTCCCGGGAGGAGCTCGTGGAGCGGCACAACCGGATCATCGAGAGGCGCGGCCTCTCAGTCGAACCTATTCAATAGACACATAAACAACCGGAATCATGAAAGCACTGTTAAAGTTCGCCATCCCTTGCGATGGCAAAGTGTACGAGCTTCAGGTCGCGACTTCTCGCGAATTTGATAATCTCAAAGACCTGGAAGTCGAGATCAGGAACATCCGTTCTCATGTAGAAGTTGAATTTGACCGGAATAACCCCTCCGGTTGGATCCATGAGCACGTGAAGCCTATAGCCGGAGTGGCTTCGTTTGGATTCGACAAAGGCATTACAAGCGCTGATGGTATCTTGACAGATGGACATGGCTTCAAGCCCATCCTTTGCGGGGACCTCCACCAGAAAGTAAAGTGCGTAGAAATTGTCATCATTCATGATGCAAAGATAAAGAAAGAGGTTTGGACGCGCAAGTTCCTCAATACTATCCTGATCCTCGCGGCGGTTGCTGCGCTGGTGTTCTGTGTGGTCGCAAAGGGCCTGCAGTGGTTCATCGGTTTCGTCGTCCTGTACGCCTGCGTGCTGGGACTGCTGAAACTGAACACCGACTTCATCGAGAACTATTCGAGCCCCGTAAAATCCAACGAGCATGTTGCAGCTTAATTCAGTAGAGATCCGCGGGATCGTCGGCTCCGTCCAAGTGGGCGGCCCCGAAAACAACAAGGTGGTCCGCTTCAGCGTGGCGACTGACCGGATTTTCAAAGGCATCAGCGGTGAGACTATCTGCGAGACGACCTGGCATAATGTGGTCGCGTTTGCAGACCCCGACGACAAAGACCGGAAGGATGCCCTCGAGCTCAAGCGCTGCGACGGTGTCATGGTGAAGGGACGACTCCGCAATGTCAAAACCGTAGACCATGCAAGAGGAATCTATCGCGAAACCTACGAGATCGTCGCCGAAAGGGTGGAGCTCGTTTCTCACGAGTAAACGCATTCAGTTGTGCTAGGACCTGGTCGGACAGGCCAGATAGACGTCCGGGCTGCGAGATGTGACATTGGTTGGTTAATTGGTTTCAGACGCCCCCGGGGTGGTAGCCCGGCACCCCGGGGTTTTCGCAAGACAGACTTCGACGCCGTGAGGCGCGCTCATAGGACTACATCAGTTCTTATACGTTCAACAGGCCGGCGGTTTTTTTTATCGGTTTGTTCGTTCCGCCGGCCATCATCAGGGGAAGCCGATAGACATGGCGGATCTGGAGGTTCGAGCCCTCCTCCCCTGACCAAAAACACTGATAGAATGGAATCTCACAACGGGATCATATACGTAACCGTGCAGGATCTCACCGACGCGAGCGCCGGTGCCCCTGTTATCAGTTATGATAATTATCGCAAATTGGTGACGCGTCGCCGCCTTGAGCTGGGCCGCCAGGGCAAAGGCCTGGGCAGCTATGCACTGATCGTCTACGAGTCCCTTCCGACTCGCTTTAAGGAACGCTACATCCAGAAGTACGGAGATCCCCACAAGGCTGTCCAGGAGTCACAGGAGAGCGCGCCGGTAGTGATGGATGAGTCGGCCCGGAGCTTCTTCGAGCACTATCTACTTCCGGACGGATCGCATATCAAAGGCGACAAGATCGAGGAGTTCACGGTGAACGCCTCCGTGCTGAATGAGCTGATGCAGATGGAGAACACGCAGCGGGCCGAGCACCACAAGGCCGGCAATGCTACGCCGGTGAACTGGCCGCCGATCTACGAGCGCTGCGAGGTCCTGCGTGACATCGTCGCTCACACCCTCCCGAAGAACATCTCCCGGTTGCGCGAGAAGCTCCGTGACTACCGGCGCGATGGCTACGCCTCGCTGGTGTCCGGCCGCCTGGTGAATGCGAACGCAGGCAAGATGACCGGCGATGTGGTGGACTTCCTGGTGGCGCTCAAGTGCTCCCGCGTGCCCGTGTATAACAACGCGCAGATCCTCGCCCGCTACAATGAGGAGGCGGCGCGCCGCGGCTGGAAGGCCGTGAAGAGCCAGGCCACGATCACGAACACGCTCAACCGCCCGGACGTCCGCCCCCGGTGGGAGGGATCCGTGCTGGGCAGCCTGAGCGCGAAGCGCAAATACCAGTACCAGTTCGCGACGTCGATGCCGTCCGTGCGGGATGCGCTCTGGTACGGGGATGGCACCAGGCTCAATCTCTTCTACAAGGCATACGTGGACGGCCGGTACCGTGTGGCCACGCTCTACGTGTACGAGGTCGTCGACGCTGCCACGGAGGTCTTCCTGGGCTGCAGCATCGGCACGGTGGAGAACTTCGAGATGATGCAGGAGGCGCTGCGCGGCGCCCTGCAGTTCTCCGGGCACAAGCCCTATGAGCTGGTGAGCGATAACCAGGGCGGGACCAGGCGCGCTGACGCGCAGGACTGGCTCTCACGGGTGGCCACGGTCTTCCGCACCACCGCCCCGCACCAGCCGTCCGCAAAGACCATCGAGTCGGTCTTCGGCCGCTTCCAGCAGCAGGAACTGCACAAGTGCTGGAACTACACCGGCGGAAACGTCACCGCCCGCAGCGATGCCGCGCGGATCAACCGCGAGCTCGTGGAGAAGAATGTCGACGCGCTGCCCACCTACGAGGAGGTGGTGCGCGCCTATATGGACGCCCGGAAGCGCTGGAATGAGTCGGCGCATCCGGACGTCCGTCGTTTTGCCGGGCGCTCCCGCCTGGACGTATACCTCTCCACGGAGAATCCCGCCACGGAGGCGCTCTCCGACGCATCGGTGCGTGAGCTGTTCTGGCGCACCACCGCGCGCCCGTCGCGCTTCACGCCGCAGGGCATCGCCATCCGCGTGGACGGCGAGGAGTACCGGTATGACGTCTATTCGGCGCCGGACGTGCCGGATCTGGATTGGCGCGACCGCAATATCGGGCGCGAGTTCTTCGTGCAGTTCGATCCGCGCGACATGGAGCACGTGCGTCTGCTGACGCAGGACTCCTACGGCTTCCGCTTCGAGGCGGATGCCGCCCCGTACCGCGTGATCCCGCGGGCCCTGCAGGATCAGACGTCGGAGGACCGCCGCTTCATCCGCCTGCAGGATGAGCGCAACAAGGTGCACCAGATCCGTCGGGAGAAGGAGAACTACACACTCCTGGTGGAGCACGGTATGGCACCGGAGCAGCACGGCCTCGCGAGCACCGGCCTGACCGGCTTCAACGAGAACAGATCCACGTACCAGCGGCTCGAAGAGCGTGCCGAGTCGGAGCTGCGCAGCCGGGAGCCGGCGCCCGCGCAGGTTTACCCGGAGAGCGAGGGCCGCTTCACGAAGGAGGAGAGCCTGCAGACCCAGTACGACATCGCGGCCGCACTCGACCGCCTATAGCATGACACACACAAAAAAAGACAAGATATGATCCAGGAAAACCAAAAGAAAAAGATCAGCGAGCGGGCGGCCCTGTACGTCCAGCGCTATCCGAGCCAGAACATGGCGGCCAATTCCCTGAAGGGGATCAGCGCCGCCACCCTGTCGAACATCGTGAACGGGAAGTGGGACCGCATCAGCGACGAAATGTGGATGCGGCTCGACTCCCAGCTTGTCAGTCATGAGGGCTGGCAGATCTTCTCCACGTCAGCATACCGCGACATGACGCTCTTCCTGGGCGACTCCCAGTCCGAGAGCTCGGTGATGTGGGTGACGGCCCCTGCCGGCACAGGCAAAAGCACGGCGGCCGCGAGCTATGCTGCGCTGCATCCGCACGTCTACCGGCTGACCTGCGCCTCCGACATGACGCGCACGGACTTCGTGCATGAGCTCGCGCGCAACGTCGGCGTGCGGACGTCCGGGATGTCCGTTCGAGAGGCCTTCAGCGAGATCCTCCGTCACCTGGTGACGCTCGAGCGGCCGCTGCTGATCTTCGATGAGGCTGACAAGCTCGCCGACAGCGTGATGTACTACTTCATCAGTATCTACAACGCCCTGGAGGACCGCTGTGGCATCGTCTTCCTGTCTACGGACGCCATCAAGAAACGCATCCGGCACGGCGTGCTGCGCGATAAGAAGGGCTATGATGAGCTTGAGAGCCGCATCGGACGGCGTTTCGTGGACCTCTCGCCGGTCAATGCCCGCGAGGTGGAGCAGATCTGCTACGCAAACGGTCTGACGGACCGTGCCGCAATCTCGAAGGTGAAGGCGGACGCTGCCGAACACGGGAATGACCTGCGCCGGGTGAAGCGCGCCGTGCATCGTGAGCTGCGCCGCCTGGGCCTGTCGGACGCAATGCCGGAGGAGGAGGACTGACAGATGAAGAAGTCGATCTCGGCGAAAACGGCCCTCGGCGTGAAGAACCGCACGCTGGATGTCTCGGAGGAATGGCGCGGCTGCCTGGGCGATCAGATCGCCCGGAATGGCACCGTGTTCTTTTGGGGTGCCAGCGGCAACGGCAAGAGCTCCGCGGTGATGTCCTTCGCGAAAATGCTCGCAGCATCCGGGAGGGTTCTGTATGTCTCGCGGGAGGAGGGCTATTCGCTGAGTTTCCAGAATACCCTCGCACGGTTCGGCATGGCGGAGCTCGGCGCGCGGTTCCAGGTGATCGACGATGAGAACATCGAGACCCTCACGGAGCGCCTGTCGCTGCGCGTCGCTCCGGACTTCGTGATCATCGACTCCGTCCAGGTTATGGGCTTGTCCTACCGCGATGTGCTCAGCCTGAAGCAGCGCTTCCCAGGGAAGCTCTTCGTGCTGGTGAGCCAGGTGGACGGGAAGCAGCCGGACGGCCGCCCCGCGAAGCGGATGATGTACGATGCCGACCTGAAGATCTGGGTCGAGGGGCACACCGCCTTCAGCAAGGGGCGCTTCATCGGACAGACCGGCACCTTCGTGGTCTGGCAGGAAGGCGCGGACCGCTATTGGAGAGGGAAAGAAAACAACACACAAGAATAGAATAATATGGCAAACAAGAGATCCTACACGAAGTTCTATGCGCTGCTGCGCAAGAACCCGCGCATCGACAAGGACGAAATGGTCCTGCAGTTCACCGACGGCCGCACCACGCACCTGACGCAGATGACGGATAGCGAGTACGCTGAGATGGTCGAGGCCATTGAGCGCGCCACCAACAACAGCGAAAGGGAGCTCCGCAGCTGGCGCAGTTCCGCGCTGCTGCGCATCGGACGCCTGGGCATCAATACCATCGACAACTGGGACGGCATCAACGCTTTCACGATGTCCCCGAAGATCTGCGGGAAGCGGTTCTACGACCTGTCTGTCGCAGAGCTGCAGGCGCTCGTGAAGAAGCTGGAGATGATCGCCCGGTCCGGGGGGCTGCGCACCCGCCAACGCGAGCAGGAGACGGCTCCGGAGGCCCCGGCGGCCTTTGACCGCCCCGGCGTGGTAGTGCGTCTCCGTCCTACTGACGTTGCAAGCTGATTAAACACTTTTCAAACACACAGAGAATATGTCACGCAAGATGAAATCCGGGGAGGACACCCTCCTCAAAGACAAGGATGGCAAAGCTATCCTCGTGCACTCCTATGTGGCCGATGCCTCCGGCGCAAGCTACTACATCAATGCCTACTGCCAGGCCGTCCCTACCGGGGAAGGCGTCGCGGTGGAGCTGAAGAACCTCATCCGGGAGACCGAGGTGAGAGTGCTGTCGGCGTCGGAGGTCCTGCAGCTCGAATCCGCGAAGGCCTCGGCGGCGCCGAGACCGGCCCCGCGCAAGCAGCGCACCAGGAAGCCGGCGAAGGATGCTGCCGCACCGACGGAGCCGGCCTCCGCCGCAGAGCCGCAGAACGGCCCGGAAACCCCCGAAAAGGAGGTTTCCGAGGCCGAGACGAAAGCGGAGCTGTCGATGGTCCTGCAGTTGATCCCTGACCAACTGCTCGCGGATGAGCTGCGCCGCAGAGGATGGCAGGTGGTCGCCGTGAAGCCGGCGCTGGTTAACTTATAAGTGAAGCGATGGAGACCGTCTGGACGTACCTCGCTGTCTTTGGGATAGCTGTCGTCCTGGCAGCGATCGTCGCCGCTGCGGGTGTGTTCGATGGGTTGATGATGATCGTCCATGACGCGCTGTCAAACGATGAAGAGGACAAAGGAAAGGAATGAGTATGGCAAAGCATTATTTCTGCGATAATATTTCATCGGTGCATGGAGCACGTGCGCTGATGCTCGAGAGGAAGCTGCTCCCGTTCGTGAAGAATCTCCTGTACCACAAGATCATCCTGGAGGATGACATCGAGGATCTGGTAGGCATCATCCATTCGGAGCAGCAGCTGACCCGGGTGCAGTATCCGCGTTTGCGTCAGCTGGACATCACGGTGACGGATTCCAGCCTCCCGGGCTCCGCCTGCAAGTTCATCAAGTTCGGTGACTGTTACGCACGTCTGGTGCCGGTGCTGGGATATGCCGGCATGGATGTCGAGGTAGTCTCTGATTTCAAAATCCGCCCTCACGTATGAAAATCGTCCCGAAACTTGAAACCATCGACCGGCAGGAGGTGTCGGCGAAGAAGCAGCTGCAGTACCGGCTGATCGGGTCGGTGCGGCGCATCGCCGGGCTGCACCTCTACGAGTACGACCTGACGACCGGCGAGCTCAAAAAGGCTGACGTGGCCCGCACTGTGGAGATCGGAGTGGATCTGAACCCGGTATTCCACAATAAGACCGTCCAGCATGAGCTCTGCCTGTACGTCCAGGCGCTCAATGAGGAGAACGCGATGAAGCACGTCCGGAAGCATCTACGGACTTGTGGATACAACTTGAACAATATCATCAAAAACAAATAGCAATGGAAGAACAAATCAAAGTCCACCAGGTCGAAATGACCGAAGCGGAGCTGGCCGAGTTCCAGGCTTTCAAGCAGGAGCAGGCCCGCCGGCAGGCGGAGGAGCGCATCCAGGCCCTCCGCGACAATTACAGCAAGATGTCAGAGGCTTTCATCGAGCGCTCCATGCGGAAGCTCGCGCCCCTCTCCGACAAGATCCGCTCTATGAAGGCGGAGGTCCTGGAGGAGGCGTCCATCCTGCAGGCCTTGAAGGCCGAGCTCCTCGAGATCGACGGGAAGGCGATGCCGAAGTCGCACACCTTCACCAATGCGAAGGGCACCAAGCGAGTGACTATCGGCGTGTACGAGACCGACGCCTACGACGACACCGTCGAGGAGGGCATCGCCATCGTCAAGCAGTACATCGAGAGCCTCGCGAGCGACACGAAGAGCCAGCAGCTGGTGAAGATGGTGCTGAATCTGCTGCAGCGCACGCAGAACGGCGCCCTGAAGGCGTCCCGCGTGGTGCGCCTGCACAAGCTCGCGGACGAATCCGGGGACCCGCGGTTCCTGGAGGGAGTGAAGATCATCGAGAACGCCTACAAGCCGGCGATCAGCCGCACCTACATCCGCATAGAGAAGCGCGAGATCGACGAGAACGGCGGCATCGTGCACGACTGGGAGGCGCTCCCGTTAGGTATGACCGAATCCTAAAATCTGTCAGGCATGAAAAGACAGCGTGACCAGCGGCTTATCGAGAAGCGGAACGCGAAGATCGCGGCCAGGTATTACTATTGGACCGAGGTGATGCGCCTGCGCAGCGACGATGCTATCCACCAGCTCAGCGAGGAAGAGTTCTTCCTCAGTGAGGCGACGATCCTGCAGATCCTCCGCCGGTGCCAGCGCTACGGCGAGGAGGAGATCCGGAAAATGGTTCACTTGAAGGGCCCGATGGCGAAACCGCCGAAGATCACCTCCGACATGGTCGCGCTGATGCCCGACAGGATTCCGACGAAGTAAGAAACAACGGCGCGGTGTCAGATGCAACGCCCGGCCCGTCACCGACTAGTGATTCTGTGGTTCGGTGAAACTTCATTCGACGGGTGCGAGGAGGTGGCGGTTCGAGTCCGCCCGCCCAAAATAGAGGAGCCCAGGCGATGTGCCTGGGCTCCTTCTTTTACTGCTCGCCGAAGAGCTTCACGGAGATCTTCGGGCTGGCCTCGACGGGCTCCGTCTCGGGCTCCAGGAGCTCCGTCATCACGCAGGTGTAGGTCTGCTCGTAGACTTTGATCCCGTGGTCCCAGGTGTAGAACCGGCTATTTGTCCGGATAAGGGTCGATTCTTCATCGACACGGTATCCCTGCAGCAGCTTGTGTACCTTCGCGCGGAGAGCTGCACGGGTGGCGATCAGGTCGGTGGTGCCGGACCCGTGGTGGGTGTCGTCGTAGCAGTCGAGAATCAGGCGCGCCCGGATGGTAGCGATGCCTTTCTGGGAGAGACCGGCGATGTTGCTCCACTGGGCATCCGGCGCGTCGATGAGCATCGCCGGATAGGTGAGCGGGTAGGTGTCGCGGTTCTCCTGGTTGATCATTTCCAGCTGACCATAGTCTTCGTCGATTGTGGAGAGTTCGGGCATCTCGCGCCCGAAGAGGTTAATCAGATCTTGCAGTAGCTTTTCCATTTGAGTGCTGTTTTACGAAATTGCGGAGTTCGGTGTCTATGACACCCTTGACGATCTTGTCCACGGCCGCCCCTGGGCCCAGGAAGTGGCGCCGCGGGATCTTGATGCGGCCGCCCGGCTTCTTCAGCGCCATGTTCTTCCAGAAATCAGCCTCGACGCTGCCATTGCCGCGCAGCTCTTCGGCTTCGTAGTGCTTCGCCCAGAAGAATTTCCTCATCCGCTGCGTCACCGGGATCTGGTCGCCGTCATTATGCACGGAGGCGTACTCCACCGGGTTTCGGATGATCACCTGGCCTGGCAGGGGGACATAGTCGGTGGACATCATCAGGTGATTGTTGCCGGAGAGCAGCGGCCCGTACTGGCCACGGGCTCCGGTGAAGCCCAGGGAAGTGCGGAGCGGAGTCTGCCAGCTCTGGCCGTTGTAGAATCGGCCCTTCCGGAAGTTCTCCCGGACGGAGTCGCGCACGGCCCGGCCGACCTTCACCGGCAGGACGCGCTGCTGCAGGCGGAGGAGTTCTTTGAGGTCTTCCTGGACCATCCCTATGAGATCAGGTGCCGGCATATTCAAAAAAGTTCTATAAAGTTTTGAATTTTTCTCAAATAATTCTAAATTCGCGACGTATGGATATAAAGAGGAAAATCAAGGAACTCGTGGAGTCCGAGGGATTCGACCGCGCCGTCCGTCTCGGCCAGTGGAAGGACTGGGATCTCTACGTTGCCGATTCCGACGAACCGTGTGACGTCGGGCTTCCTCAGTACATCCTCGTGTCCGATCAGGAGGTCCGCTGGGCGACTTACGAGGAGTCCGAGGAGATTATGAGCTCCTTGTCTTAGCATTTCTTTCTCTCGGTTTTTTCTTCACGACTTTCACAAAATCCGGGTTTACGTTCAGCGTGTCGACCCGGTAGAACTCCATAGAACCGTCTCTAACGAGAGATCCCCATTTGGCGTTAATCTCTTCCAGCGTATAGCGTTTTCCGGTCTGCGGATCATAGAAGAAGGCGCTCTCCGCCGTCCGCTCGAAGGTGATGATATGACCGCTTCGCTCTCCCTTCCAGCTCCATCTCACATGATAGCGGCCGATCTTGTCGGCTTTCGCCAGGACATCCCCGTAGTTTTTTGCCGAGATCTTCACCGGCTCCGCGTTTGTCTCCCTGTCGATCCAGGCTTTCTGCACCCGGTACGACAGCTTGCGGGGAAGCGAGTCGGCCCGCTTGTTGTTTCCGATTGCCTCGACGTCCCACCCGCGCATCCGGAGCTCATGGCTGACCACGCAGCTCTGGCAGTTCACCCGGTACATCGGCTTCTCAAAGAAATGCGGGTTACTTCGCCGCTCGTTTGCCTGGTCGAAGGTCATCGGCTTGGACGGGATCTTCATCCCAAGGATCTCGGCGATCCTGATTTCATTGTCGCGCACTTTCTTCCGTTCATTCCACTCTCGCAGGATCCTCTGCTTCTCCTCTTCCGTCCGGCGGAGGCTGGACGGGCTGCGCTTGCGCATCAGGTTGTTCACTGCCTGCTGTGCGCCGGGATAGGCCTCAGTGATGTACGGGTGCGTGTCGCTGAAGAGTTTCCCGTCCGTGGCCGGGTTGTTATCCAGGCCGGGCTGCGGGAGCGGAGGCGTCCATCCGTCCAGCGCGGAGGAGTTGACGGGTTCGTCGGTCTGCTCCAGGGAGCACTTGCAGTTCCACCGGTCGCCGGGCCGGTGCTCCTGCCAGAACGGGTGATTGACGGGCAGCGTGAGTTTCTTCGTCCAATAGTGCTCGTGCAGGGGGTCCGGTGTGACGGAGGTGGTGGGCATCCAGCGGATGTTCGGGAAGACGTCGGCCTCCTCCAGGAAGTGCTTCCAGTCGGCGGCCTGGTGGGCGCGGATCACGGCCGTGTCGTACTCCGTCTGCATCCATTGATGGACGTAGTGGTCGGTCATCCCGCGGATGTCCAGCTTCCAGCGGTCGAAACTCTTGAGCTGGTTGGTGCGTGGGTCGATGAGCTGGCGCGCGATGTCATTCTGCATCCGGTGGGTCTTAAAGGCCGAGAATACGGCGTTATTCGTGCGCAGCTCACGCAGGAAGCGGTCCGTGATCAGGGCCGGGTCGTAGCTTTCCGAGAGGCCCTTTGCCGTGGCCTCATTGAAGAGGCGCAGCGTCTCCTCGAAGATGTGGCGCTCGATGTCCGTCCGGACGTCTATTTCCTCTTCGTAGATGGCGCGCAGGCCCTCGCTCAGTGCCTTCGCGCTGAAGATGACCGGCAGCTCCGCGCTGACATTGCGCAGCCCCTTGCAGGCCGGGCAGTCGCAGCGGTACTGCGTGTCGATCAGAACGGCAAGGGATCCCCGGGCGCCCCGCCCTGCGGGGCTAGTCCGAAAAAACTCCTGAACCGGTCGAAGAAGCGGGCCTTCTGCTCATTAGTGGACTCCGTCTCATTGAGCCGGTCGGCGAGCTGCCGGGACCGCTCCTCGGCGGCCAGGCGCGTCGCGTCGATGTCGCGCTTGAGGGCGTCGTAGTCGTCCGGCTTCTCGACGTCGAAGGTGCGGTACAGGTAGTCGTCGGACATCGGCAGCCCGAGCTCTTTGAGCTTGCTGACGACGTTGATCTGTACCTGCTTGTCCGTGTACTTTGCATTGACGCGCACGAACTCTCCGCCGGTGGTGTCCACGCCGAGCGCGGCGAAGATCTCCGTCATGTCGTAGTTGAGAAGGTCCAGGACGAACTGCACATCGTCCTCGGTGATCTTCATCTGCTCCTTTGCCTGGACGGTGCCCAGGGCTTGCGTGCCGTTGGTGTCGCTTTTGGTGGTGAGCGTATTGCCGAGGACGGCGATGGACATCTCATCGTTGCAGGCGTTGCAGAAGCGCTCGTACAGGTCATTCGTGCCGCTCTTCTGGCTGGACTCGTGCAGCGTCATCTGCGAGCCTTCCGGGTGGATGTAGACGGCATTCGCGCCCTGCTTGCGAGCGTCCTGCAGCAGGCGCTTGCGGGCTTCTTCGTCGCCGGCCGGGTAGGTGTACTCCCGGATCGGCATCCCGAAGATCTGGCAGAACTCCGCCCAGTCGCCGATATTGCCTCGCTTATAGAGCGCATACGGCGTGCAGGTGGCCAGGTCTCCCAGGCCGCGCGGGTCGTCGCATACGAGCAGGCAGTTGGAGAAGGCGTCCAGCGGGGCTCCATTCACGTCGGTCTCGTAGAGCAGCACCTCGCGCTTGACCGGGTCGAAGTGCTTCCGGTCGATGAGGTCGAAGGTGATCCAGCCCCGCGCATCGCGCCGAAACTGGAAGAGCGAGAAACCCCACAGCTTGGAGTTGACGGCCTCCTTGATGAAGCTGCGAAACCAGGGCGAGCGGATCTGCTCGTTGATCTCATCCACGGGCTTGCCGTCCCGCTGGAACTCGAAGCGCTCCCGGGCGACGGCCGACAGCCGCTTGTTGATGATGCCCTTCAGGTGTCCGTCCGTCGTGATGACGGAGTGGTACATATCATAGAGCTGGGACCGGTTGTAGAAGTCGATGGCGCTGGCCGACTGCAAGCCGTCCATATAGCGCCGGATGTCGAAGTGGAAGAGCTCCGGACTCTGCAGGATGACTGTAAGGTTCTGCTGCACGGGGGAGAGCTCAGTGACTCCTCCCTGGGTAATGGTTCTTTTGGCCGCCGGGCGGCCGCGTCTTTCTGCCATATTCGTGAGAATTAAGGGTTACAGGTGAGAGGGTCGCAGCTCATTGGCGGAAAGCTGCCAGGGGGACGCCGACGCGGCCTCCTCCTCGGGGAGCCTGGGCGCGTTTGCGATGGTGATCTTGCCGGCGGCGACAGCCTTCAGCCACTCGATGGCGCGGTTGTAGCGCTCCTTCCGGATCTCGGACATCTTGTAGGGGTTGTGCTGGCAGAAGATGTGGTAGACGGCGATATCCACCGCCATCATCAGCACCAGCTGGTTCCGGGCGGACCCGGTGGCGCTGAATATCGCCTCGGTGTCGTAGAACTTGTCCAGGTAGCCGCGCATCTCCGCGATGGCGCGGTCCTCGCAGATCTCGACGATGGCTTCGTCGGAAGTGTCGCTGTCGTGACGGAGCAGCGCGTCCAGGATCTCCCGGTGGATGGAGGCATCGTAATCTGCCTCGGTTATGAACTGGCTCATAAAATGCTATTTAATTGTCGTTTGATGTTGATTTATCTACATATCGTGTCTATCCTTCTACATCCGGCTGCTCCTGTCGATGAGGTCGCCGCGTGAGATCGTGTCCATCTTGAAGATCTCCAGCTGCAGCCGGCGCTTCACCTCGGCGATGGCGCCTTCCAGACAGTCGGGGCCGTCGGCAGGGAAGGGCAGGGTCGGCTCGAAGAGTTTGAACTGATCGAGCAGCTCGATCATGTGCGGATTGTCGGCTTCGGCTTCGTTGAAGAGCCACGCACCGTTCCTGTCGATCGGCTCCAGGTTCGCCTCGATTCGCGCGGCCTTGTCGGTCTTCGGCCGGGAGTCTCCGGAGATGTAGAGGCTGTCGCCGCGCCGGGCGTTCTCCTCGCGGATCAGCGGCTGGAACACCTGCTCGTAGAACGGATCCTGCAGACTGTTGTTCTCCACCAGGTAGAAGACCGGCACCCGCCCGCCGACCCAGTCCTTCATCTGGTAGTACCAGTCGATGAACTGCGCGTTTGTGCAGCGGTCGACAAAGGCCTTCAGGATGTAGTAGGATGTCTGCACGCGGCCCACCAGGCAGACGGCCTTTGTGGAGCTTCCGGCCTTTCCCTTGTTGGAGGTGGAGGGGTCGCCGTAACAGACTAGAAAACGGAAGGATTTCAGCGGGGGCATCTTGCCCAGGGGTAGGTTTTTGAAGATCTTGCCTTCCTGGATCGGATTGTTCATGTATTCCGCCTGGTAGGCTCCGGTGGAGATGGTCGCTTTGATGCGCTCGATGTGCTCCGGCGTGTTCTTCTGCGGCCAGCTGCTCTTTCCATCCTTGTCTACGATGTTCACGATCATGTGCTTGTCGGCCTTCTTGCCCAGGCGCCCGATGACGGTATCCTTTGCGATGAGGTTTCCCTTCGCGAGGATGAGCGTCGGCTTGTTGACTGACCTGGTAGGGATGACCGCCCGCTCGATGAACTCGGTTTTCTTGTCGAGGGTGACGGGGTTGCGGCAGTCTTTGTCGGTGTCATAGTCGTCGATGTCGATGATGTCCGGACGGACGGACTCATTCCTGGTGCCTCGCGGGGCATTGCCGAAGCCGACGGCCAGGAAAGTGAGCCCGCCCTTCGTGACGAAGTGGTCCTCCTCCCACTTCCCGAGGTTCTGCTGCTCGCCGTAGAAGTCGATGATGCGCTGGTTCGCCTCCAGGTTCGCCCGGTACGGAGCGAGCAGGCGCACGGCTGCGTCCTGGGTGGCGCTGACCATCAGCAGGTAGTGCTTGCGGCCGGTCAGCATCAGGAAGAGCTCCGTCATCATCGCGATGGTAGACTTTGCCAGCTCACGGCTCCAGCTCCAGACCTCATACCATTCGTCATTCCTGCAGACCCGGTTGATGGCCGTCTTCTGGAAATCAGCAAACTCGCTGCTCGCGTAGTTCGGGAAGAAGTATTTCATCCACTCGACCGGGTGTGCCTCGAGCTGCGCCTTCTTCTTGAGCCGGTCCTTCTCGGAGAGCTGCTCGGCCGGAGTGTCGCGCCGGATGTTTTCTGCGAAGGAATCCCACTTCTGCAGCGCTTTCTTGTCAATCTCCTTCATGGCTCACCGCAGTTTTTCCTTGATGAAAGCATCCCAGAGGGAACAGTAGTCCACGGCCTTTTGCGGATCCACGCCGCGCAGCCAGGTCAGGAAGGCGATGCCTGCGTTGACGTACTCGCGGATCCCGCTCTCGGTCTCGAGCTTTGAGATGGAGGCGGAGAGCTTCGCGAGGATGTCCGCTTCTTTCGGCGTGGGGGTTCGCTCGGCGCCCTCACGCTCGAGGATCTGCGCGTTGATGGTCTGCACGTGGGCGTACAGGTTCTTCAGCATCTTGTCTTTCCCGACGGTCATCGAGGCCTTGATGTCGGGCCAGCCTTCGTCCTTCGCCCAGCGTGATACGGTCTGCCGGACAGCTCCGACCTTGTCGGCTATCTCCTCGAAGGTGTAGTCGCCGTGCAGATAGAGCTCTTTGGCGATGTTCTTCTTCTGAATGTTTTTGAGAGTCGAACTCATAAGCAAATCTTTTGCGCAAAGATGTCTTTTATTATGGGAATTACATAAAGTCAAAAATAGCCAATAGAAAGGCGCGAAATGCGTGATTTCCTTGCATTTGATGTGATAAATCCAGCGTTTTTTTTGTGTTTTTTCTTTGTCCATATTTGCGCCGTAACGAGTGGAAAAAATAAGTTTTGCCTATGCACAATTACAAGTTTCTCAACGTGGTCGTGACCTCCGGGGGCCGCGCCTCGCTGATGCTCTACGGCGAGATCGGCTCCGATGAGGGCGTGAATGCCGAGATGGTCAACGCCGAGCTGCTCGCCCTGCAGCAGGAATTTCCGGACATCGACGTGCACATCAACTCCCGCGGCGGCGAGGTTTTCGCCGGCATTGCCATCTACAATGCGCTGCGCAGCTCCACCTCCCGGATCAATATCTACGTGGACGGCCTGGCCGCATCCATCGCCGGCGTGATCGCCCTGTGCGGAAAGCCGCTCTACATGTCCCGTTATTCCCGACTGATGCTGCACCAGGTGACGGGCGGCTGCGAGGGCAGCGCACGCGATATGCGCAAGTGTGCGGACCTCATTGAGGGACTCGAGGACAGCCTGGCCGAGATGATCAGCAGCAAGTGCGGGATGCCGGCAGACGACGTCCGCGCGGAGTTCTTCGACGGCTCCGACCACTGGATGACTGCCGAAGATGCCCAGCGGCGCCGCCTCTGCGACGGGATCTACGACCTAGCGAATGCCGGCGCCCTCGGCACGGCACCCACGGCGGAGGCTGTCTATGCCTTCGCGAACACTCTCCGCAAACCATCAAACACTGATAAAATGGATCTTTACAACGAACTCAAGAAGGAGTCCTCCTTCAAGGATCTGAGCGAGGAGCAGTCGCTCAGCCAGATCAAGACGCTCGCCAACGATGCGGCCAAAGTGCCGGCACTGGAGGCGAAGGTCGCAGACCTCGAAGCCAAGCTCAGCACGGCGAAGGAAGGCGCGATCACTGCGTATCTGAACCAGGCCGTCTCCGAGGGTCGCATCGCCCAGGAGCAGGTCGAGACCTACAAGAAGCTGATGGCGGCCGACGAAGCCTCCACCCGCGCTCTCATCGACGCGCTGCCCAAGAAGGCCGCGAGCATCAAGGACTACCTCGGCGCCGCCGCCGCAGGCAACGGCAAGAACGACCTGGCCAGCATGAGCTGGGACGAGATCGACAAGGCCGAGCGCCTCGCCGAGCTCAAGAACGAGCACCCGGACCTCTACGCGAAGAAGTTCAAGGAGAAGTTCGGCGCGTAGCCACACGTCAAATCCGTAAACAGACAATACTATGGCAGTACAGAAAGAAATTTGGCAGAGGGACATCATCGAGGGCCTCTTTGCCGACGACAGCTTCCTCTCCCGTGCCGTCAACGACGACATGTACGTCAACGAGGGCAAGAAGGTGCACATCCCCAACGCTGGGGCCCCCTCCGGCGTCGTGGTGAACCGTGACTCCCTCCCGGCCACGGTCTACAAGCGTACCGACCTCGACGTCGAGTACACCCTGGACGAGTTGACCACCAACCCGATCCTCATCCCCTACGCCGACATGGTCGAGCTGAGCTACAACAAGCGGAACAGCGTCATCTCGCAGGATCGCAAGGAGCTCATCTTCAAGGCCGCCGAGGCGATGCTCGCCAAATGGCTCCCCGCCGCCGCGAACCGCGTGCAGACCACCGGCACCGGCGTGCCCGCCTGGACCCCCAGCGCCACCGGTCTCCGCAAGAAGATCACCCCGGCCGACGTGGCCGCCCTGCAGGTGCGCTTCAACGCCGACAACGTCCCGCAGACGGACCGCGTCCTCCTGCTCGACGCCCAGATGTACCAGCAGCTGCTGGACGGCATGACCAACACGATGGCCATCGGCTTCTTCCAGGCCGCCGACGTCAAGCGCGGCGTCATGGGTATGCTCTACGGCTTCGAGGTGATGGTGCGCTCCACCGTCTACCGCTTCGCCGCTGACGGCACCCTCAAGGCCCTCGGCGCAGACGGCGCCGCCACCGACCTGGCCGGCGGTCTCGCCTGGCAGCGTGACTCCCTGAGCCGCGCCCTCGGCGAGGTCATCATGTTCGACCAGATCGACAATCCGCTGTACTACGGCGACGTGTACTCCTTCCTGGTGCGTGTCGGTGGTGCCATCCGCCGCTACGACAAGAAGGGCGTGTACGCCATCGTGACCGACACCGCCACCGCCGTCACCGGCCTCTCGCTGGACGACACCTCCATCGACCTCGCCGCCGAAGGCACCCAGGAAGTGACCGCCACCGCCACCCCGTCCACCGCCTCCGCAGCCACGAACTGGGAGATCATGGACACCGAGGTCGCGACGATTGACAAGACCGTCGGCGCCTCCGTCACCGTGACCGGTGTGGCCGCCGGCAGCACCATCCTGAAGGCCAAGAACGGCAACCAGGAGGCCTACGCCATCGTCACCGTCAGCGCGTAGTCTGGCGGAGATCCTCGTTTAACGTGTGCCGCCCCCGGCGCCTGAGTCGGAGGCGGCACCTTTCAAAAAGAGAACAATGCTTCCTAGAGTAAAAATCAACTATCTCAACGGACTGCTCGGTGCGGCGCCGGAGAACCAGGACGGGCTGCTGATGCTGACCGTCATCGGGGCGACGGCGGTCTCGACGACCTTCTCGCTCGGCACGCCTTACCGGATCGTGCGCCCCGCGGACCTGACGGCGCTGGGTGTAACCTCCGCGAATAATGCACGGCTCGTAGAGCTCGTGGCTCAGTTCTACGCGGAGGCTGAGGCAGGCACGCCGCTCTACATCCTGGGCCTGGCAAGCACCTACACGATGACGACCGCGATGGACCATCTGGACGGCCCGCTCCCGGCGATCATCACCGGCTTGCGCGGAGCTGTCCGCGGAATCATCGTGGCGGAGCAGTCCAGCGCGTCTCCCACCGTTACGGAGGGACTCGATCCGGACGTTTTCACGGCGCTCCCGAAGGCGCAGAGCCTTGCGGAGTACGCCGCCGACCATCTCTACTCCCCGGTGTTCGTCATCCTCGAGGGCCGCGCATACGCAGGCTCCTCCTCGCTGAAGGACCTCTCGGGCGAGAGCTACAACCGCGTGGGCATCTTCATCGGCGACACCGTCGAGGGCTCGAAGAACGCCGCCGTCGGCGTGCTCGCCGGCCGCATTGCTTCGGCGCCCGTGCAGCGCAACATCGGCCGCGTGGCCGACGGTCCGCTCGCTCCGCTGACCTTCTACCTGGGCGCCGCCCTGGTGGATGACGTGATGGCAGACGTGGAGACGATCTACGGAAAGGGCTACATCACGCCGCGGATCTACTTCGGCGTGGACGGCTATTTCTTCACCGACGACAGGCTGGCCTGCAAGGCCGACGACGACTACGCGCACCTGACGGCGCGCCGCACCGTCGACAAGGCCGCCCGCATCGCCTACCTGACGCTGCTGCAGTACCTGCTGGACGAAATCGAGGTGAATACCGACGGCACTATGCAGGCCCCCGTTCTCAAGAGCTGGCAGGCCTCCGTCGAGGGCGCCATCGACTTGCAGATGACTGCCGCGGGCGAGCTCAGCGTCGTGGACGGATCCGGCTGCAAGTGCTTCATCGACCCGTCGCAGAACGTGCTCTCCACCTCGAAGGTAGAGGCGACGCTGCGCGTGCGCCCGTTCGGCTATGCACGCGACATCGTCTGTAACCTGGGATTCCTCACCAACATCGAAAGCTAGTGCCCTATGTTCAACAGCAGAGAATACGAGTGGTCCGACGTGACCGTAGTCCTGGCAGGCCGTGACGTGACCGGCATCCGCGGAATCTCCTACAGCCCCGCCCAGGAGAAAGAGGCTCTCTATGCGAAGGGCAACAAGCCGCACAGCATCCAGAGGGGCAACAAGTCCTACTCCGGATCCGTCCGGCTCCTTCAGTCCGAGCTGCTTGCCCTCCAGGCGGCCGCCGGAGATGTCCTGGACATCACCACCGACATCGTGGTGGCTTATGGCAATCCCACGAAGGGCGACGTGATCCACACCGACCTGGTGCGCGGCGTCTCCTTCACGGAAGTCCCGCAGGCAATCAACCAGAACGATAAGTTCATGGAGATCGAGATCCCCTTCGTGGCGCTCGACATCGTGAACAACTATCAGTAACCATCCGGAGGGCCCGGCGCCGTCCGGGCTCTCTTTTCATTAAAACACACACAAAACACCGTTTGAAAATGTTCACTTACACCGCAGAACAGCTGGAAAGCTGGAAGAAGAAATACGGCGACGTGTTCGAGCTTACCGTCGACGACAAGAAAGCCATGCTGCACAAGCCCTCCCGGAAGGATCTCTCTTTCGCGATGGCTGGCAGCTCGCAGGCTCAGGACTCCGTCAAGTACGTGGAAATCCTGATGAAACAGTGCTGGATCGACGGAGATATGGAAATCCAGACTGAAGACGATTACTTCCTGGGCGCTGTCCCGGTGCTTTCCGCACTCGCTGAAACGAAGGAGGCCGAGATAAAAAAGCTGTAGAGCTGGCCGACGGACGGCCGGAGTCGGACTTTGTCGGGTACATGGACACGATGCTTCGATACTACCTACACATCGACCCGGACACGCTGTCGGACCAGCAGTGGGTGCAGACCATCGCGCAGCTCAGACACATCAGGCAGACTGAAGCAGGAACCAGGAAATGAACGTAGCAGAATATCTCATCAAAATATCCACCGCCGGAGACCGGGCGGCCACCAGCAAGGTAGAGAACCTGCAGGCGGCGCTCGACTCCGCGGACCGCTCGGCGTCACGGCTCACCGGCCGGACGTCCGGGCTCGGTTCCGTGCTCCGCTCGCTTCCCGGCGCGGAGTTTTTCCTCAATCCTATCGTCGCCATCACCTCCGGCGTCGGTGTCGTCTCGAAGCTCGGCATGCAGGCGGAGAAGACCACCACGGCCTTCAACGTCCTCGTGGGAGCGGAAGACAAGGCCGCGAAGATGCTCGGCGAGATCAACAGCTACGCAGATAACACGCTCTGGGACCGCACCACCACCCAGGAGGCGACGAAGACGATGCTCGGCTTCGGTGTGAGCACGGAGTCCGTGGTGGGAGACCTCAAGATGCTCGGCGACGTCGCGATGGGCGATAAGAACAGGCTCCAGCAGCTGGCCCTGGTATTCGGCCAGATTAGCGCCGCCGGCAAGCTGCAGGGACAGGACCTGCTCCAGCTCATCAACGCCGGCTACAACCCGCTCCTGGACATCTCCGCGCTCACGGGAAAGTCCGTGGCGCAGCTCAAGGATGAGATGAGCAAGGGCCTCATCACCTTCGACATGGTGCGCGCCGCCTTCCAGCGGGCCACCGGCGAGGGCGGCAAGTTCGCCAATATGACGGACAAGATCGCGCAGACCTCCTATGGAGCCTTCGAGCAGCTCAAGGGCAAATTCCTGGGCGCCCTGCTCCAGATCTACGAAATCATCCAGCCCTTCCTCATCCCGGCGATCACCCTGCTCGGGAAGGGGCTCGACCTCGTGGCCCGGGCGGCGAAGTGGGTCGCCGACAATATGAAGACCGTGCTGGCGGTGGTCACGCCGCTCGCGGCCGCCATCGTGGCGTACAACGTCGTCACGGGCGCCGCCACCGCCGTCACGAATGTCTTCGTCGGCGTTCTCAAGCTTCTCAACATCGTGCTGAACTTGAACCCGGTCGGACTGATCGTCGCGGGCATCGCCGCGCTCACGGCTGCCGTGGTGGTGTGCTGGAATAAGTTCGCCGGCTTCCGCGCCGTCATCCTGACGACGTGGGACACCCTCAAGGGATTCGGCCAACTCATCAAGGACTACGTGCTCGAGCGGATCCAGTCGCTGCTGTCCAGCGTGGGCAAGCTCGGCGAGGCGCTCGGCAAGCTCTTCAAGGGGGATTTCTCCGGCGCGTGGAACGCCGCGAAGAGTGCCTACGGCCTGATGGTCGGCGCAGACGCGAAGCGCAACGCGGCGGCCTCCGCGCGAGAGCTCGCCGGATCCCTGGACTACACCTACGCGAACCGGCTGGCCTCTGAGCGTGCGAAGCAGAAGGCAAAGGAGACCATCAGCTCTCCCTCCGCCGCCGGCGGCGTGGCCGGTGCTACCGGCACGGCCGGCGCGGGCGGGGCAGCTGCGGGCGGCTCCGGATCCGGCGGCGGGAACGTCGCGAAGGACATCGCCACCGGCGGAACCCGGAACACCTCCATCGTGATCAACGTGTCGAAGTTCTTCGACGACGTGAACATCACCACGGTCAGCGGGCAGGATATGCGACAGCTGCAGTACGTCGTTCTGGAAAGTCTCAACCGTACACTCGAAATCGCAACCAGCGCAGCCAGATGATGACGAACCGGATCATATTGGAATCAATCCTCCGGAGGATCCCCGCGGGTGCCCTCCCGGACGGATACAACGTCGAGCGCCTCTCCGACGGTGAGCTGCACGACATCATCGTCGCCAATGCCATCGGCATCCCGATGACCTTCCCGCTCTACTTCAAGCTGGAGGGGGGCGAGTGGTGGCTCTTTCCCTACGAGCCGCTCATCACGCTGCACGGCACGAACATTATCGTGAAGAAACAAGTCTCGAAGGGGTCCGTGCGCGGCACCATTAAGGAGAGATGGTCGCAGGGCGACTACCAGGTAAACATCTCCGGCATCCTGATGGGCGCCGGGAATGCCTATCCCGAGGATGACGTGAAGCAGCTGCGGGCCTTCTGCGAAGCCGGCAAGATCCTGGTGAAGTCTCCGCTCCTGGAGATCTTCTCCATCAACCAGATCGTGGTGGAGAGCTGGAGCATCCCCTTCACCGCAGGCGTGTCCAACCAGGCCTACACGATCGACGCGCTCTCCGACGACATCTACAAACTGCTCCTCCGCAAGGAAGAGCTCAAACAGGTGTAAAATGTTCACGATGCGCTTCGACATACAGGTGGGATCCTGGCGGCTTGGGATGGTCGAGAAGGTGTCCGTGCGCCGCTCCGTGGAGGAGCTGGCTGACACCGCCGTCATCACGCTGCCGGGCGCGGAGTACAATGCCGCCCTGCAGGTTGAGGATAAGCTGCACCGCGGCGACCGTGTCATCATCGACCTCGGCTACGAGGAGGTGGGGATGGTCCGCGAGTTCGAGGGCTGGGTGCAGCGCGTCGGCACCGACGGCGGCGCCATTACCCTGGAGTGCGAGGATGACCTCTACCTCTTTCGAAAGGCCGTGCCGGATGCCCAGTACGCGAATATCTCGCTGACCGACCTGCTCGCCCGCGTGGTCGAGGGGATCGGCGGCGGATTCGACGTCGACTGCTCCTACAGCTGGACCTATCAGAAGTTTGTCATCAGCAGCGCAACCGGCTACGACGTGCTGAAGAAGGTCCAGGAGGAGTGCGGCGCCGACATCTACATCGAAGGAAAGACCCTGCACGTGCACGGCCCCGGCGAGAAGGTCGGAAACACCGTGATCTACGACTTCACCCGGAACATCCAGGACAGCGACCTCACCTACCGGCGCACCGAAGACCGGCGCGTCCGCGTGGTGGTGAAGGCGCTCACGCCGGACGGCAAGGTGAAGGAGCGGGAATACGGCACCACCGGCGGGGACCGCGTCACCGTGCGCGCCATGTCGCCGGACGACGAGTCTATGCGCCTGCGCGGCGAGAGCGAGCACAAGCGGCTCACCTTCGACGGATATGACGGAAACATCATCACGTGGCTCGTGCCCTACATCAAGCCCGGCGACAAGGCCGAGCTGCACGACCCGGACTACGAATACAAAGACGGCGCGTACTACGTGCGCTCCGTGGAAACCGAGTTCAGCGCCGACGGCGGCCGCCGCACGGTGGAGCTGGGCTATAGACTGATTTGACGCTATGACACCGGAGCAGAGACTTGTCAGGAACATCCAGAGCGTCATGGGCCCGCAGAAGATCACCGTCTACCAGGGAATCGTGACCGCCGTGGACGGCGCCACCTGCACGGTGGAGTTCGCCTCGCAGCAGGTGGACGGCGTGCGCCTGCGCGCCTCTCTCGCGGAGGTGGAGACCCAGATGCTCGTGGTGCCGAAGATCGGCAGCGCGGTGGTGGTGGGCTCTCTCTCCGGAGACCTCTCCGACCTCGCGGTGCTCGTGGTGGACGAAGCCGAGCGGATTGAGATCCGCGGAGGCAAGCTCGGCGGCCTGGTGAACATCGAGCCGCTGGTGGATGGCCTCAATCGCCTCGTGCAGGCCTACAACGGCCACACCCACAGCATCCCGGCCGGCGGCGTAGTCGTCGCCAACGGGACGAACCCCGCACCGGTCGCAGTGCCGAAGACCAACCGGCCGGCGACGGAGTTCGACAGGGAAAAACTGGAAGACAAAAACGTGACACACTGATATGATCGGATTACAGCTGGCAGACTACGACCTCGAGATCTCCGTGCATACGGACGCGGACGGCCTCATCGACTCCGGCCTTGTGCTGGGCGACATCCTCGCGCAGGACCAGGCGCTCATCCTCGCCTTCCACAAGGGCGACTTGAAGAGCGACGTGTCCGTCGGCGTCGGCATCGACCGGATGGTGCTCGACCATGAGCGGCTGAGCTGGGAGCGTGAGATCCGCGAGCAGCTGGAGATGGACGGCCAGACCGTCGAGTCGGTGGAGATCACGGCGAAAGAGATAATCATTCAAGCAAGTTATTAGTGCCATGTATAACACGATCAGAAATCTATTTGTTACGATTGCCGGTGTCCTGCTGGGCTACTTTGCACCGTTGAAGGACATCGTCTTCGTGATTTTCTTCATCTTCCTGCTGAACTGCATTTTCGGGCTTGTGGCCGGCGTGGGAGTCCAGGGGGAGAAGTTCTCCCTGAAGAAGTTTTTCCGCTGCATTATGGAGACGCTCGTGTTCTATGTCATCGTCCTGTCGATATTCGTCATCGGCGAGAAGATGGGAAATGTGGACGGCGCCCTGCAGTGCATCAGCGGGGTGGTCTACGCGATTATCTACTTCTATTCGGTCAACATCCTGCGCAATGTTAACAAGTTGCTCCCGAAAAGCAAGGTGATCAAATTTTTGTACTACGTGCTGAGCTTCGAGGTGATCAAGAAGATCCCCTACCTGCAGCAGTTCCAGGAGAAGAAGGATGAAGTGGAGGATTCAATCAAAAAGGAGGACTAGAGGATGGGTACTATCAGCAAGAATTTCTCCTACCGGGAGTTCGAGAAGAGCGAGACCGCTGAACGGCTGGGCATCTGCAACGTCATTACGACGTTCCAGGTGCGCGATGCTGTCCGCGCGCTGACCGTGGAGATCCTGCAGCCGTTACGCGACCATCTGGGTCTGCCGGTATTCATTTCGTCCGGATTTCGGTGCCAGAAGCTCAACGCTGCAGTGGGTGGGTCTCCGAAGTCGCAGCATCCAAAGGGGGAGGCTGCGGACATCTATGTCCTGCGGGCTGGGAAAAGCGTCAGCCCTAGAGAACTGGCCCAGATCATTATCGAGCTGAATCTCCCGTTTGATCAGCTGATCATATATCCGACATTCTTACATGTCAGTCACCGTCTTAACGGTGATCAGCGACGCTGCGTATTGTATAACAAGTCCTACAAGGGACCAAGCCTGTGAGAACTATGCGAAAGTGCATATTTTCCTTTTTTTGTGTGTTTGCCCTGGCAGCCTGCTCGCCGAAACTCGTGTCCGGCGTGCAGGAGGCCCGGGCTTTAGTGACTGACCGATCGCGGGACAGCGTGGCCGTGGCTCGCTGGGTCGATGAGCGCATGAACCTCTGGCAGGAGCGAACCGTCGAGCGGACCGAGGATCAGCAGACGGAGACCGTGCGCGAGGTGTACTCCGCGCCGGACACCGCCGGCCGTCAGTGGGTCGTCGAGCGCAGCACCACCCGATCGGAGTCGGGCGCGTCCACCCGCGCCGGATCCGTCACCAGGAAAGAGCAACAGACCGCCGAGCGCACCGACAGCGTGGCCGTCGCAGACACCTCCCGCGTGGAAGCTGCGGAGATTCGCGAGGAGGTCGTGGCAAAGGGCAGATCCGGCGCCTCTTGGTGTCCCTGGTATGTTTACCTGTCTGCACTCCTTTTGGCCGCCATTTGCGGCTTTCTGCTGGGATTGCGGGGCAATAAATGGAGGACCGTGAGATGATCCAGGTGAAAGTACGGCGCCGGCAGACGCTTTCCGACATCTGCCTGCAGGTTTACGGCACGCTGGCCGGCCTTGTCGAGCTGGCGCGCGAGAACGGGATCTCCGTCACGCAGGAGCTCACGCCGGGCTCCGTGCTGACGTGTCCGGACGTCACGTATGACAATTACCTGCAGACCTACGTGCGCAAGAACGGCATCATCCCGGCGACGGCCTACGACGGCCGCGGGGAGATCCGGCAGCGCATCTTTACCGAAGAATTTACCGAAGAGTTTCAATAATGGCACGAACCATCCAACAGATCAAGGCCGCGATGACGCAGCAGTTCATGGGCGACAGCGTCATCCGGGAGAAATACGGCATCTCCGGAGATGCAACTTTCGATACCACTTTCAGCGCCGTCAGCCTGGAAAATATCTGGTTTTCCATCGTGGCATCCGCCATCTGGGTGCTCGAGTCTATTTTCGACGCCTTCCGGTCCGATGTCGATGACAAAATCGCCGGCGCCGTGCTGGCCTCCATCCCGTGGTACCACAAGATCGCCCTCGAGTTTCAGTACGGCGACAGCCTGGTGTTCGATGAGGAGACCCAGCAGTATGTCTACCCGTCGGTAGATACGTCGAAGCAGGTGATCAAGTTCGCGGCGTGCCGGGATCTGGGCGGCGGTGTGTATATCCTAGCCGCGACAGCGGACTCCTCCGGAAATCCTGTCGCGCTTTCGCCGGCTGTTTTAGCAGCGTTTGAAAGCTATTTGAAGCAGCGCAAGCCGGCCGGCGTCATCCTGCAGGTGGGGTCGTATAATCCGGACCTGGTGCGCGTAGTCATGACCGTTCAGTACGACCCGCAGGTGATCAATGCCTCCGGGCAACTCATCACGGATCCGTCGGTCAGGCCTGTCGAGGATGCCATTGATAACTACCTGCGCGGCATCGTCTACGGCGGCGTTCTTAACAAGACGAAGCTCGTGGACGCCGTACAGGCCGCGCCCGGAGTAAAGGACGTCCTGCTGGGCTCCGTGTCAGTCAAGCCGGAGAATACGTCCGCATATTCGCCGGTCTCCGGCAATAATTACACCAGCTACAGCGGTGCATTCAAGTTGAACAACTTATCCAGTGGGATTACCTATGTTTTATCGCTTTGACGTTGACCGGTGGATCATCCACCAGCTGCCCCCCGTACTTCGCAGGCCGGGCGTTTTCTCATTCCTGCGTGCGATGCTCTTTCCCCTGAAGGAGCTCATGCAGGCGTTCACGGCCTACCGGGAGGCGGCCGTGCGGCGGCTGAGCTACAACGCATTCGAGATTTATCTGCAGAAGTGGCTCAATGACGTTTTTTTCTACGAATACGATGAGATATACATCACCGATGAGGTGCTCCCGGTTGCATATCTGTACGAGATGAATGAGTTTGACGTGCCGGTCTACATGACATTTGCGGGTGAAGATCCGGCCGTCGCACTCGATCTATACAGTACGCCACCGGATGACAAGATCGGCGCCTTCGTGGTGCACGTTCCGTCCGTCATGACGGCCGCGGACATCGCAGTGGTGGAGCAGTGGGTGAATTACTACAAATTTGCAGGAACACAATTTAGAATCGAGCAATATGAATAAGTATCTGACTTTTGCCGGGCGGCAGCCCGTCTATCTCGGTGACATAAACTTTATGCAGTCGGCCGTCGGAGAGGCTTTCGCCAATCTGCTGAAGCACCTCACCGGCCGGTCCGACGCAAACGGGATCCTCTCCGGTGTCGTCATCAGCTATCTCAATAACTCCGCCACCTGGACAGCTGGTGTGGTGTCTCTGGGCGGGGAGATCCTTCCCGTCGAGCAGGGGGTAATCGGAGGTGTAACCGCGGGCCTGTACTTCGAGATCATCTCCGAGACTGACGGGTCCCGGGAGTTTGGAGACGGCGAGACGCATGACTGCTGGGAGACGCGCAAGGCGACGCTTACCACAACTGTGACGGACTATCCGCTTACTTCTGTGCCGCGCATCGAGGCGGGCCCCCAGGAGAACGCCCAAGTGTACTCCTTTGACGACGTTCCGAACCTGTCGGACCGTTACGCGAAGCTCGCGTACTGCGGCGGCGCCTTTGTGCTCATGATTCGGCGGCCAGCTCAGTCGGCGATTCCCGAGAACTACTTCGAGGGAGACATCTCTGGACTGCCGGAGGCCCTGCTGAACAAATTCTCCAGCCCGTCCGCGCCTTCGAGCGTGATCGCGCAGCTGTGCTATTTAGCGACTGATGTTACTGAAAATAACTATATGATGCAGATCTCCTGGAGCGTTGTCGACTCGAAGCTCCACGTGGTGATTGCAAACCCGGACGGGCTCGCCTTCGTGACGGCGACCGAGATCTCGCATGTCCTTCCGATCTTCTAGCAAAAAACATGTATTAAGATATGGCAACGATTCAAGAAATGATGCTTCGCGCTCAGGCTCTCAGGCAGGAGACAGCGCTTGATAGCATTTCCCCTGAGCGTGCCGGCGGCATAATGTACGACACGCTCGCCTACATCAACCAGATGCAGCTGCAGGGAGCGAACCCGCTCCTGATTTCCAAGATCTACGCCTCCGTCGCCGCGATGGAGGCCGACTCCGCCCCCGTGTCGGATCTGACAGGCCAGGCCCTCCGCCCCGGCCAGGTGGTCGTCATCGCTTCGGCGGACTCCGACAATGGCTCAGTCTACCGCTACAATGGCGGCACGGATTCCAGGTGGACTGTCGTCGGCAAGATCGGCAACCTCACACCGGTGGACTCGCTGAACTCCGACAGCACGCAGCTTCCCCTGGCAGCTCACCAGGGCAAGGTGCTCGACGAGAAAGTGTCCGCGTTAGGCCAGAAAGTAAATAATTCCGATTTATTAAACACGCAGAATATCACCCTTGACGAAAGCAATTATCTTAACATTACAAGCGGAGAATGGAAAACAACGGGACTTATAAACACAGACACAAGCCGGTGTTCTATTTTGTTTTCTGCTGAAGGCTTCAATACACTACTGCTTAATGTAAACACTGGCTTTAAAGCGAGGGCCATGCGCTGGTCTGGGTATCCAAGCAGCGAAACATTTATAGATGCCGAAACTGGTTTTTCGAGTGGAGAACGGGAAATAGCATTGACTGGAGAATGCAAGTACGTTACAGTCAGTGTTGTCACATCGCCAATCCGTGATATTACACCATTGGATATAATTGGCGGCATCACTCTTACAGGGGTAGTTGAAACCTATCCAAACAAAGTGTATGAAATTTACGGCAGAGTCCAGCTCCCTTTGTTATATGATGGTAAATATGTCATTACAAATGGAGCAGTAGGGACTGTCGTTGAGTTGGACAGACCGCAGATTAGCGCATCATATAACTCTTATATGAGTCAGTGCGTTGAGGGGGATAAAATTTATATAAATGGACAGGGTGGTGGATCCCCAAGATTGTGGGCATTTCTTGATAAAGACCACAAGATTATTTCCAATTCGGCGAATAATGCAAACGAAAATGGATTAGAACTTGTTGCTCCCGCCTCGTCTAAATATGTTATCGTTAACGATAAAACACAATCCAAATCATATCTTACTCATGCAAGTGATATAACTCGGATTGTGTCAACAATCAACGTTGTAAACGATAACATTGCACAGAAAAAGCGCAGGCTCGACAGCCTCCAAAGCGATGTAAAGTGGCTTGATGAGAATGCAATTAATGTGGAGATTATTCAGGATTCCACATACAATACAGATTCAGGGAATGTACTGTCTTATACTGGGCGAAGTCGAACAAAAAGGCTCCTATATGATGCTTCAAAGTTTTTTTCTTTTATTCCGACTTCGGCGTCTTATGAGTCGCTCTTTTGGGCAGGTGACACTTACCAGGGATATGCGGCCAAAACCGCCATCTCGCCCTATACTGGAACGACTCATGTCGCATTTTGTTGGACAACGATAAAGACCAGCGCACAATATACGAATGTGTTGTTTAGGGAGAATGTTGTAGATAATTTAACAACGAATTCTGCCAAAGAGCCATTAAGTGCAGCGCAGGGGGTAGTATTAAAGGGGTTGATAGATAATATACCTACTACCCCCGGAAGTATTACCATAGAGGGGAGCGGTGTTACAAAAAATGCGTCGGCTTATGGGTTCCTTCCGAATAAGACGGCTGATGAGAATGTTGTCGCTTTGCAGTCCTGTCTTAATGGCGGTGGCCTCATCCTTATTGATTATCCCGGAACGTATGAAGTCAGCAAGAAACTGTTCGTTGACTCGAATACAGATATAGTGTGTGCTCCTGGAGTGTATTTCAAGAGAGCGTTAGGCGAAGATGGAAAAACTGCACGACACATTTTTGTCAACCGTGGAGCGACAACCAGAACCTACAATGAGAATATTAGCATTCGGGGACTGAATGTAATACCGAACACGGCGGAAGTAACTGGACATTCTCAGGACTCCATTATAGTGACGGGACTGCGTGGTCTTGTCGCGATGTTCTATGTAAAGAATTTTACTCTTGACGGATTCACGGTAATAGACCATACCTATAACGAATATGCCGTCCATATTTGTACTTTCGAGGATGCCACATTAAGGAATATTCGAATTGAAACCATGAAGGATGGAATTCATTTCGGCAGAGGGAGAAAATTTATCCTTGAACATTGTACTTTTTTGACTAACGACGATGCTATCGCATTAAATGCCGTTGATTATCCGGAATCCAATGTGGAGGCCGGGTGGATTGAAGATGGTATTATTCAGGACATCACATTCCTTGCGAAACCCCAAAACGAAGGTTATTCCGACAAGAGGGGTGTGCTGATCCTCACAGGCGCTTGGAAAGATTGGCAAAGTGGCAATACATACAAGACTTACGGAGATTATTGTGTAAATAACGGCCGTCTTTATCAATCGCAAGGTGCTATCGGTAATACCGAGGACAACTATATTGTTTCGACTGTTCCACCTACACATGAGAACGGTTCAGTGACATATAGTGATGGGATGAAATGGTATGTGAGACAATGGAATGATGTCGGGTATAGCGCAGGAGTGCGCCGGATAAAATTCAAGAATCTTTACTTTTATCGTAAGGTAGTACCGATGTTTTATTTCTCATCAGAAATATCGGCATACTTGAGGGCTTTTTATCCTGGCTCTACCTTATACAAAAATGTGGATTTATCATTTGAGAACATCTACAATATGGGTGGTGCAACTTCTTTCGCATCAATAATGAATCCTTGTGACAGATTGTCTATTATAGGTTGTGATTTTGAGGGGATGACAAACGAACTTCTTAAGTTATCTCCGGTCACCGATGTCCCGTCAGATATTGACATAAACATGTCATTAATGAACAATTATTTCGCAAATATCCCCTTGATTAATAAGACGGGAGGGGATTATGGGGCGACGGTAAACATCGTCGGCTCTTTCCGTAATGGACATGCCACTTCCTTTATTGGCATTACACCGAATATCATTAACAATGACCTTGACGCAAGTTAATTTAAACCCCTAACGCGGCAAGTTAACACCAGGCAGGATTCAATAAAGCTGGAGAAGATCTTGCACTAGCAACCCTAACGGACTAGCAGCGAGATTAAATCTCCAGCTTTTTTGTAAAGTGTTTAATCGCCGTTTGAGAAATAAAACGCGCTTTTGGTTTTGAAGTTCCAGAAGCGCGTTTGGTTTTGTCTAAAGACGCATTTTGTTTTTTTGATTATATTGTTACCATCTGCGATGATTTTTTGTATATTTGCTGAATACAATAGCACCTGGAACCACATTTAATCAGTTCACCATAAAGTTTAACCAAAAGTTCCAAATGATGAAAAATCATCTCAGAATGGCGCTGGCAGCGCTGCTCCTCCTGCTCGGAGGCACGGTTGCGTTCGCCCAGCAGAAAATCTCAGGAACGATTGTTGACCTGTCCGGCCAGCCCGTCATCGGCGCAAGCGTGATGATCCCCGGCACCACCACCGGCGCAGTCACCAATCTGGACGGCAAGTACGAACTCTCCGTCCCGACAGGTTCCAATCTCACCGTCTCCTGCATCGGTTTCGTCGACCAGTCCTTCACGGTCGTCGCCGGGCAGAACGTGTACAACTTCAAGCTCTCCGATGACGCGGAGATGCTCGAAGAGACCGTGGTCATCGGCTACGGCACCGTCAAGGTCAAGGACCTGACCGGTTCC